TCCCTCCGTCCCGTATCGCCGCTCCTCGAAAACCGATCCGCTCTCGTTGGCGGCGGGCTTCTATGGTTGCCGGGGTAAAGAAAGGGCGCTTCATGCAGGTGTGCGCCCGCACAAGCGCCCCTTCTTTTGCGTCGTCACCGCAGCGGGCTGGCCGGCCAGCCGCGGGACACCCCGATTAACGCCCTTTTATCCCTCCTCGTCACCCCCCCCGCGCATCGATCGCAAGGTGCGTGATGGGGGCCATCTTCATCTCGTGTAGACCTCTTCCGGGATCTCCTGGTAAGCCGCCCCGCCACCCGGTAGGAACTCGGGCGGCAGCTCCGGCGGCGCGCCGGGACCGCCCGCCAGCGGCGGGCCTTGAGCCTTGGCGGCCGCGGCCTGGGCCTCGAACTCGGCCGCTTTCTGCATCATCTCGTTCTGCTCGGCCTCGGCCTTCGCTCGCAGGGCCTCCTTGTGGCTCTTCGCATGCACGATCATCGCATCCCGGACCGGCCCGGGCAGCGCCTTGAACTCCGGGCTCACGATGAAGCGACGGTGGACCTCGTAGTGGACCTCGTGATTGTCGAACTCGAACATCGGGTCGTCCTCGATCACGACGGGCTCCTCAGCGCCGGGGATCCACATCCCAGCGAAGAGCCCCTCCACCACGTCGATCTCAACCCGCACCGGCGCCCCCGTCTCCGGGTCGATCTCCTCGTAGCCGGCCTTCTTGAGGCTTTCGTCCTCGCGGTAGTTCACGCACAGGTCGTTTTCGGCCTGGGCGCGCAGCATGTCGGCCGAGGCCTTGTCCTGGAACCCGCCGAGACCCACGCGCTTCAAAATCTCAAGCCGGAACTCGGGGTCGATCGGGCTATCGGCGTTGAAGAAACCCTCGCCAACGAGCTTAAGAAGCAGGTTCGCCTGGCCGGCCCGGGTGGATGCCGCGCCCGAGGCGAGCTCGATCCGCACGTCGGTGTTGTTGCGCAGGTCCGCCCCGCGGAACTTGATGACCTTCGCCCGGCCCCCGCGGTCGGGGATCTTGATCAGCCGCTCCTCCGTGTAGGCCTCCTGCGCGAGCAGGAGCTGCTTGCGCTTCACGCGCTTGAGCGCCCGGAAGAAGCGCTCGACGTCGGGCAGGTGCCCCTGCTCGGCCGCGTCCCGCAGGATGTCCACCATGACGCCCGAGGCCTGCTGGGTGGGGGCCTTGCCGCGCAGGACGTTCCGGGGGTCGCCGGCCGCATCCTGGGCGGACTGCATATGGACCGCGCGCTCGTCCAGGACCTGCCCGGGCAGCGGGATCCCGCGGCCGATCTCGGGCTTCGCCCCGCCGGAGAGCAGCGCGTCGTACTGGAGCACGAGGACGCTCTGGCCGAACCGGGTGAGCCGCTTCATGTTCACGTCGGTCGGGACCAGGACGAGCGGCTTTCCGATCCCCTTCCGGTTGATCGCGAGCTCCTGGTCGATCTCGTTCACCGTGTTCTGCGGGCTGATGAGGTCGTTGACGCCGGGGTCGCTCCAGAACCGCCCCGGAACGTAGTGGTAATGGAAGTCGGTCAGGCTGTAGTCCCAGCGGCCGTCCTTGCCAACCGCAATCGGCAGCCGGTCGTACTCGAAGACGATCTGGTCGCCAACCATCGCCGAGTAATGGCCGCGGGGGAACTCCTTCGTCGGCCGGCACTCGACCTCCTTGAAGAGCACCATGTCCTCGTCGGTGAACTCGTTGAACCACTCCACCCCGTCGCCCTTCCAGGGCGAGACGTTCGCGACGAGCTGCGAGAGCTTGCGCTCGTAATCGATGAGCCTCCGGTCCTCGCCCGCCGCGATCTTGAGCTTGAAGGTATCCTCGACCCACTCCCGGGGGCGAAGCGTCTTGATCCCGATCCAGCGCTTCTGCCGCAGCGTCTCGCCATAGGAATCGACGCAGACGCTGAAAGGGTTCACCGACGCCGAGACGACATTCCCGGTCGTGATCGGGTTCCCGCTTTTGTCCATCACCCAGCCGTCGTCGTCGCGGCTGATCGTCGTCCGGTCGAAGGCGGTCCCGACGAGCACCATCCAGATCGCGATCTTCTCGCGCTCGTCCAGGTGCTGCTCGTCGTTATAGGTCTCGAGCCACCGCAGGAACGTCTCCCCCATCTCGGCCGCGTCGCGGTCCTCCTGGTCGTTCGAGTTCGGCCAGATGGTGACGGCGTAGTCCTTGTTCAGGACGAGCGACTTCATGGACCGCACGTAGTCGCGGATGATGTTCGACACCGGGGTCGGCGTGTAGGGGTTCGGCATGATCCGGCGGAAGGTCTCCTGGCCGCGCACCCACTCGAACCATTGCTCGCCCAGGTAATAGAGCACATTGCGGAACCAGACCCGGTGGAGGATCCGCATTCCGGACTGCGCCCGCTCCTCGAAGAGCGCGTCGTAAATCTTGCGGAGCTTCTGCTCGTCCATCCGCTTCATCTCGCGCCCCCGCCAGGCCTCCAGGCGGAATGCTTGACCCCGCCCGGTGTACTCACCTTGTACCCCTTGCCGCTCGGATTTCTTTCAAGTTTGACCGGCATCGCTCGAGTCCTCCTGTCTGACGCCAACACCACCGCGGAGCGCATTTCCCGTCTCAAACTACCGGGATCCCCAAGCCGTCGTGTTTTTCGGCCTCGGAGTCCTCGTCTTTTTGCCCTGACGTCTCGCGCTTGACCATGTACTGCCGGATATCCCTCCAGTTCGACGGCAGCGCCCGCGAACCAGAGGCGTACTCGGCGAAGTCCCGGCTCATGAGCCGGTTCAGGAGCTCGTCGTTATGCCGGACCAAACGCCCTCTCTCGCGATGGAAGGTGACGGTCTGCCAGACAATGACAAGGGAAAGCGCAGCTACCGCGGCAGCCGCCAGCGCCAGCTCTGCATTGATCATAATGCCCCCTCCTCCTCGCGTTGCTGCTCGAGAATCCGATCGATCTCGCTCCAGGCGGCCTGCTGCTCGCGCGGAAGCTTCGCCCGCGCCGCGATGCGCTCCTCGCGTTCCACGATCGCTGCCACCACCTCGAGCGCCACCCCCTTCGCCCGCGCCATGACCACGTGGCAGGCGGAGTCGAACGCATGCAGCTCCTGCTCCTCGTCCAGATATTCGGGGTTCTCTTCGTCGTAGACTAGCGACGGAACGGTTCGCAGGAATTGTTTGCAGGTGTCGTAGACAACGAGCATCGGGAGCTTGTTTTCGTCCGCCGGAAGCGCGATCCGCTCTCGAAACGCCCTAAGCTTCTGCTCGCGGCTTGGATCGCCCGGCCGCAGCACCAAGCCCTTCGCCCGGAACACCTCTGCCGTGCTCGGCCCCTGGCCCCCGCCGCGGTAGTCCGGCTTTTTGTTCCAACAGTCGGGGCCGGCGAGCCGGATGATCGGGCGCCCAGCTATCCCCATCTTGTGCTCGCGCTCGAGGATCCCCTCGGCGATCGCCGAGTCCTCCAGGCGCAGCCCCTCGTCCTCGACCCCGTTCCAGCCGTACCACTCGGCGAACCCGTAGATGCGATCCTCGTGGTCCACCCACCACCACATGACCGAGAAGGGCTTGCCGAATCCCCAGTCGAAGGTCATGTAGATCGGGACATGGGCCGGCACCGGAATCGGCCGGATGACGTGGCGCGAGCCGATATGGAACGCCTGGCCGATGTAGACGTCCCAGTCGCCGTCGAGCCAGGCGCGCCGCAGGACCGGGTCCTGGATCGAGCGCAGCCGGGCGGCGTACTTCGGATCGTTCTCGGTGAGGATCCGGTTGTCGTCGAGCTTCGACTGGATGAAAACCCGGCTCGTCCCGGTCGCATCGGTCCAGACGGTCATGGGCTCGAGCCCGCCGCGCCCGAGGCGGAAGTAGCTCTTCACCTGGACGTGCCCCGGGCCGCCGGGGTTGCCGGTGCAGAAGATCCTGGTCGGGACGCCGTGGGGCGAGCGGTTGACGGCGCGCAGCTTGTCCATGAGCTTCACGAACCAGGGGAAGTTCGTGCACTCGTCCACCGAGACCTCGGTGTACTGGTGCCCCTGGATGTCGTCGAGCTGCTCGAGCCGCTGGAATGCCATCATCGACACCGCCGCCCCGCTCTGGAACCGGATATAGTTCGACTGGTTCTCGCCGCCGACGCGCTCGGCCGGGAGCCCCTGGCTGATCAGCTCGTCCCAGCGCCGGCGCATTTCGTTGAAGTCCTTGTAGCGGCGCCGGACGATGAGCCCGTTCCAGCGCCGCTCGTGTTTCTGGACGCCGAGAAGGTGTCGGCCGATCAGCGTATCGCTCTTGCCGCCGCCGCGGCTTCCCCCAAACAGAACTTCATCCGCCGGGCAGGTGCAGGCGAAGAGCTGCGGCCCTGGCTGTGGCGCCCAGAACATCGGCCCCTCACGCCGCCCGCTGCGAGGGCGCCGGCAGCATCCGGCCCTGGGCCGTCTTCAAGGCCGCGACCTGGGCCGTCCACTCCTCGAGGGTCAGGTCCCCGGTCGGCATCATGACGAGCATCGTCTGCTTGACCTCGCGCTGCCGGTTGTCCGCCTCGAAGATCCCGTGGTGCTTGGCGAGCATCTCGGCCGCCTTCAGCCGGTCGGTCAGCCGGTACTCGCGCCGGCGCTCGATCACCCGTTCCTCCCCGCCATCTGCGATCACCCGCTCGCGCACCTTGATCCCGGCAATCGCCTGGGCCTGGTCGCGGCTCATTTGGTGCAGCGGTAGGATCTCCCCCGAAGCGTCCACCAGTTCATTCGGCAGCGTGCGGACCACGGTCGTCAGCGCCTCCAGGATCTCTTCGGGGCTCGCGATGGTCGAGCTCCGCAATCGCCGGCGGCGGATCCGCTCGAACTCCTGCTGGACCTCCGGCCGGTCAACGAGCTCATAGCCGCGGGCCTTCGCGTAGGTCTCGCTGTAGCCCGCGGCGATTGCGCTCTGCATCCCCCGCAGGTAGGTCGGCTGGCCGAACGCGAGGTAGGCCTCGGCGAATTTGCGGTAGCGTTCACGCTGCGTTCTTGGTCCTCGTGGCATCCCGCCCGTCTCTTTCCTCTGGCGGCCACCGACTCCCGCCGCTGGCCGCCAAAAGCGTCTCCGGGTCGCTATTCCTCGTCGAGCTCCTCGAGCTTCCGCCCGTATCCCTTGCGCTCGCCGAAGTAGCCGCCATACTGGCGGCGTTTCTTCTTGGCCTCCTCCTCGACCTTCCGGCTGCGCTCCTCTTCCTTTCGCCGGCGATCCTCCTCGAGCTCGTCCTCGTCGTAATCGTTTGACTTCCCGCCGAATACCGCCGACCATCCACGCCGCAACATCGACTCCGCCATGTCACCCTCCGTTCCGGCCCAGGCGCTCCTTGACGTGCGCCCGGAACCGTTCAACCTCAAACGCCAAGCCCGGGCAGGCCTTGTTCCGGTCGAACTGGTTGTGCCCGAACACCCGCTCCGGCTGGATCAGGTAGCGCCTGCAAAGCCAGGTCACGAGCTGGACCCCCTTGTCCCATTGCTCCCGGGGCGGCGCCTGGTCGTCGAACTCGCCGACGAAGCAGACCCCGATGGAGTCGTAGTTCTGGTACTGGCAATGCGCCCCGGGCTCGTCCGGGCTGCGCCCCATGATGACCTCGTAGTTGTCGTCGATCCGCTCGATGCCCCAATGGTAGCCGATGTCCTTCCAGCCGCGCTGTGTGACGTGGTAGCGCCGGATCGCGCTCCAGTCGGCAACCCGGCCGTCCTCGGTCGCCGAGCAATGCAGGATGACCCTGGTCGGGCGGAAGAGGCCTGTCATTTCGTGACCCCCTTCCACTTCTCCCAGCTCCTGAACCCGCCGAAGCCAAGGAGCGCCCCGAGCACGATGAAGAGGTACTCGGCATCCGGCAGCGCCGGGGGCGTGAGCGTCGGCCGCCAGACCGCAGCCGCCCAGCAGGCGAGCGGATGAACGATGAAAACGTAGCCGAGCGCCGCGTTGCAAATCCAAAGCGTCGTCGGGCGCGCCCGGCGGACGTAAGCGTCCGGGCTCTGGGCCTCGAGCTTGTTGATCTCGATCTGGCCCATCTTCTCCGCGTGCTCCTGCTCGCGGAGCTTGCGCTCGGCCTCGACGGCGACCATCTTGAGCG